ATCCAAATGCAGGCATTTTAGAAGCATCATCAGCTTTAGCTTGAGCAACTGTTGGCACATCACCTGATACGCCTGATATATAAACCACATCACCCTTAGATAAAGCACCATCTGCTTTAGCATTAAATCTTATACCACCTTCTAAATCACCTATAAATTCATTTGTAGCAGTAATAATATTAAAAGTAACATCATCAGTTGTAGCTACAGCTTGCCCTATAGCAACACTAGGAGTAGAACCTTCACCAGTTCCGCCTGTTATTGTTACACCAGTTCCGCCTGAAATAGATTGAACATAATCACCAGTAGTATCAGTGCCTAAAGCAATAGAATCAATTTGTGCTGTAGTTGAAATAGTAATATCACCACTACCATCAAAAGAAGCTGAACCTGCAACATCTCCTGATAAAGATATAGTTCTTGCAGTTGCAAGTGTTGTGGCTGTATCTGCATTACCTGTTAAATCACCAGTCACATTACCTGTAACATTACCTGTTAAGTTACCAGTAACATTACCTGTCAAATTGCCAGTAAATGTATTAGATGCAGTAATACTAACACCTGTAGTAATCCAAGCATTATCAGCAGCGTTTCTGATCTTTAATACACTGCTAGATGTATCTACCCATAATTGATGAGCAAATGTAGTTGATGGTTCTGTTGATCCACTATTAACAGTTGCAATAGCTAAAAGAGCATTGTTTAAATCTGCTCTAAAGTCTGCACCTGATTGGTTCGCTATGTTGTAATCGTGTTGTGCCATAATTAAATCCTATTTTATATATCTTAAATCATTCAGGGATAGTTGGAAATATCACATCAGCAATATTATTAGTTGCTTGATGAGAAGATGGTAAATCCCTTAATGATTGCCTATATGTTAACCATTCTTGTTTTTTAGAATCAGATAAAGGACAGTCATTCATTTGTGTCCAATCTGATTGTCTTAATAATTCGTTTCTTTTATTTCTTAATATTTCTAATATATTGTCAGTTCTTTGTATTGCTTCACCATCAATAATTTTATATTCATTGGGTTGATAATCACCCTCAATAATCCCTTGTCCTAGTAATAAACCTACCTCGTGTATTTCTGCAACAGTAGAAGTTGAATGGTCTATTTCACCAGTTTCTAAATTGTATATAGTAAATATATTCATTATCGTGTGTTATCCATCATTACATTAAGTGAAAGTTGAGTATGATTATAAGCTCCTGAGAAATATACTCTCCAATAAACAGTTGATTGAGATGTAGATAATGTGGTTATCTGACCTGTATAAACATAAGTATATCCCCTATAAGTTCCAGCACTCCAAGAGATATTGGTGTTTCCATTTGCATTTACCCAAGTTGAATTGTTTAAAGAATATTGAACCCTTCCACCACTTACATCACCAAGAACTCCTGAGAAGATAGCAACATAACCAGCGTTATCTCTAACCTGTGTGATTGTTACTGGAATAAAAGAAGCATTACTGCCTGTATATTCTGATGTTCTTTGTACATACGCCTGACCATCTCTTGCTAGTGGAAATTTAGTTCCTGCTGTTACATGACTAACAATAGTAGAGCTGACATTATCAAAGCTCTTAACATTTAAAGTATCAACATTAATTCTTGCTGAATCTAATTGATCAGCAGTTATTTTGGTTGCTGATATGCTTTGTACTTTATCATTAGTAACAGCACCAGTTCCAATTTGTGTTGAAGTGACTCCACCTGATTTAATAATTAGATTACCACTACCATCAGTGTCTAAAGTAACTCCATCAATTAATATTTTATCTGCTGACAAGTTATTTATTCTTGCATTATCAATAAGTACAGAACCACCACTAACAACAAATGGACTTACACTTGAGCCAGCATCATTATCAATTTTAAAAGTATCAGCTAAGAAAGCTATTGTGCTAGTTGCTCCTGTTCCTGCATCGGCATTACTCTCAAGAACCATTTGTGCAACTTTGCCATTTGCATTTAGTTGTAATACATAAGATGCAGAAGCATTGTCATTTATATCTGTTATTGCTGTTGCGTTTGTTGTGATAGATGCTGTATTACCATTAACTGTAGAAGTTAAGGATGTTATATCAGAAGCAAGAGCTGTATCTGCATTTGCTCTTGTTGTAGCTTCAGAAGTAATTGCAGAGGTATTACCATTAACTGTAGAAGTTAAGGATGTTATATCAGAAGCAAGAGCAGTGTCAGCATTTGCTCTAGTGGTTGCTTCTGAACTTATTGCCGAAGTATTACTATTAACTGTAGAGGTTAAGCTAGTTATGGCACTAGCATTAGCTGAAGTATCAGTTGTAAGAGTAACTATATCGCCTTGAGCTGTAGCTATATTTGTTGTGTTAGTAGATACAGTAGAGCTTAATGAATTATATAAAGTTACTAATGAAGCATCTCTAGCTTTTTCCCAGCCATTATTAGCTGCATTTCTAACATACATTTGATTATTGTCATCAGTATCAGCCCATAAGTCTTGAGATTGTAATGCAGAGCCATCGATTCTTGTTGTTGGAGCTGATGTAGATTTTATTAATTGTGTTGAGTTAACACCGCCAGCATTAATTGCAGATTGTACATCAGAACCTATTTTATCTAATGTTACTGCATCATCTTTAATGTCTGCTGTTCCTGTTGGAGCATCACCAATAGTAAAAGTTAAAGTAGCAGCAGATGATTCTGATCCTAATGTGTTTAGTGAAGTAACACTTGCAACATAGTTAGCATCAACAGATAAAAAGTTAAGATCACAATTAGTAACATCAACAATAGTATTTTTAACTTGATTGCTTGAACCATCTACAACATTAACTCTATATTGATAATCAGGAAAATCTGTTGGTTCATTCCAAGATAAGAATGGTCTACCTGTAGAACTAGAATCAGAATCAGTAAATGATAATCCTGTTGGAGCTTTAACCGCATAAGCAGAAGGTAAGTTAGCTAATTCTTCTACTGGTTCTTGAGGTGGTACTTCCCATGTATAGACATCAAAGTATTCTATTAAGCTAACTGCAACTAAACCATTAGGTTGTAATTCTAATGCTTCAACTCTACAAACTTTGCCTGAGAATCCTAGACCTGCATAGGTTAAATCTACTATGTCTCCTACATTAAGTTTATACATCTCAGGAGTACCTAGGAACTGCATAGTTGTTTGATTTCTGCTTCTAGTTAAGATTGCTTTACCCATATTGTAAGCAATATATGGATCAGTTATATAAGGGAACTCAGCTTTAATTTCTAATATTTCATCACCATCATCTGAATAATATTCAGGACTTGCATCATGTAAAACAGTAGCTGTATCTAATTCATATTTTTTATTAGCATTAAAAAATTCAACAATAACTTTATTTGCTTTTTTATCTTTATTTCCATAATCAACTGATATACCAGCATCAGCAATAATATGATTATCATTAATACTAAATGTAGAAGAACCTGTATCTTCTATTGATAGCTCATACTTACCATCTATATAAAGAAAAATACCTCTCATATTTGCAAGAAGCTCTTTAGCATTTTCCATCACATTTTTATTTGTATCTAAATAACCATTGCAATGAAATCTTTTAACTTTTAATAATGAAGTGCCTGTTTGTGATGAATAGGTACTACTAAAAGTGCTATTTATATAAATAATATATTCTTCATTAGAATCAAAGAATTGGCTTCTTTGCACATCAACAATTTCATCACCATCTATAACACCATTACCATTAGCATCAAATAAATCTAATAGCTCACCTATTTTATTTTGCCACCATTCATCATTAGCATTTGCTCCTGAAATAGTAAAAAAGTTATCACCACTATTTGCACTCCAAGTAAGTGATTGTGCTGTTCCATTAAAATAAGGTTGATCAACCTCTGTATCACAAACATTAGCAGCAGAACTAAAGGTAGACATATTGATCTGTGATGCTGTTAAACCCTTACCATATTCATTGTTAGTTATATAATCTAAAAAAGTTAAAGCTGGATTATCTGAAAATTCATAAGTAGATGGAGTTCCAAATGTTTGACCTGAGTCTCTTGGATCATAAACCTTCTTACCTCTAACTTGAACTGTTAATTGTGGAACT